ATGCGGGACGACACGATCTATTTCTACGAGCGGGCGGAGACGGAACTGGAACTGGCGCAACGGGCAACCCATCCGCTGGCGGTGCGCGCGCATTACATCATCGCCAATCACTATCTAGATCGCTGCTATGGCGGCGACCCGGCAGAGGCTGCCAACGACGACCAGGGCGACGAATCGTCGGTCGAATAGGTTCGATCCGCTGACGTGAACCCTTGCCGCCGTCCGATCGTTGGTGGGTCGGAACGAGGGCGCGATGACGGATGGATTCGGCAAAGCGGATGGCGACGAGCGGGATATGGCGTTCCGGCAGGACGGCAAATTGTACCCGTTGGGCCAGGCGTTGCGCGCGACCTACGACGCCGACAATCACGCGACGCTGGGCAAGCACGTCACCGGCCTGATGCTCGACCTGGCGCAGGTACCGTTCGAGCCGCACGAATTCCAGCCGATCGTCACCACCCTGACGCCGCCGCCGCGCCCGAGCTGGCTGGCCCGCGTCCGGTCGGCGTTGCCACGGGCGCTGAAGCGATCGCGACGCCCCTGATCGCGCCGGCCGACGCCTAGGCCGGGACCAGCGGCCCCTGCACGACGGCGACGAGCGCGGTAAAGATCGCCTCGAGCATCGCCAGCGCCCGGACGCTGAGGCGGACCGGGGTGTCGGGACCGATCGGACCGCCGATTTCCGGCTCGATGAAGCCCGCATCGATCAGCGCGGCGAGCCAGCGCCGGGTGAGCGGCCAGGCCACGTTGATCCGCCCGGCGATCTCGCCCGCCGCCACGGCCCGCGCCTCTGCTTCCGCGACATAGCCGATCAGCAGGATCTCGGTGGCGGGATTGCCGATCAGCGCGTCGCCGAACGCCCGCTTGCCGCCGTCGAGTGCCTGGAGCAGCAGCCGTGCGACCTGCCATTGCGCCTCGACGGTCGAGGGGCGCTCCCCCTGCGGCGGCAAGGGTCGACAGGTGACGACGAGGCGGCGGCCGGCATCACCGCCGAGCCGCGATACGTAAAGGTTGACCCAGATCGCCCGGCCATCGGCATGGAGGTGACGGAGGGTGGCGGACAGCGTCGTGCCCTCGTCCCAGACGCGGCGCAGGAACCGTTCGCCGGCCAAGCGATCGTCGGGATGCAGGACGTCGAGCGCGGAGCGATCGGGCGTCGCCGCGCGGGGCAGGCCGAGCAGCGTCCTGTAGGCGTCGTCGAGATCCGCGATCTGAAGGTCGAGGCCGATCATGCCATGGGCGATCGGTCCCGCTGCAGGATACATGGTGAAAGGCTGCCTGTACGAAACGGTGAAAGGGTGGTGGAGGATTTGGGACGAGAAGGGACAATTGTACGGACCATCGCCGGAGCGGATCAAGCCCCGCCGGCGATCACCATCGACCGACCGAGCAGGATAACCGATCTGGTACAAACAGATTGACTTCGTCACGCTCATTGGGTACATAACAGGAACGCTGAAGAATTGCGAGTCGGGCCGGAGCGGCTTGGGTACCCCCCATGTCGCTGCCGGCCCGATGCGCGTTCAGGTGGTGGGATGCAGGGGGCGGCGATGGACGGCGACGGGAAGGATGCGGGAACCGCGATGACGGTGGCGGTGGCGGTCGGGGTTGGTGATGGCGCGGTGACGCGGCGCCGGTCGGGGGTGAAGGTGCGGTGGACGGCGGCCATGCGCGCCACGTTCTTCGCGCATCTGGCGTGCAATTGTAACGTCACCGCGGCGGCCGCGGCGATCGGTGTCCAGCCGTCGCAGGTGCATTACCAACGGCGGATCAGCAAACCGTTTGCGGCCGAATGGCAGCGGATGATCGATGCGGGCTATCTGCTGCTGGAAATGCGGATGATCGGCCATGCGATGGCGGGTGGCGGCGGGACCGTCGCCGGCGACAGCGCCGGTGTCGAACCGCTGGCGTATGACGAGGCGTTCAAGCTGCTCAACCTGTACCGGGCGCGGCGAGAGGGGCGGGTGCGGTCGCGCGGCCCGGCGCAGGTGGTCGCGACGCGGGAACAGGCGGATGCCGCGATCCTTGCCAAGCTCGACGCGCTGGCGGCGCGCAAGGCCCGCGCCGCCGGGGAGACGCCGGCATGAGCGGCCGATCGGCCGAGGTGATGGCGCGGCTGGCGGCCCTGCCGGCGGACGAACGCGCCACGCTGGTGCGTTCGCTGACCGCCGACGTGCGGCTGGAACTGGCGGAACGATGGGAGCGGGGCGGCTGGGCGCAACCCGGACAGGAGGCACCGGAGGGCGACGACTGGCGGATCTGGCTGATCCGCGCCGGGCGCGGATTCGGCAAGACCCGCGCCGGAGCGGAGTGGGTGACGCGGATCGCCGCCGACCCCGACGCGATGATCGCGCTGGTCGGATCGACCGCGGCGGACGTGCGGCGGGTGATGATCGAGGGGCCGAGCGGGCTGCGCGCGGTGGCGAAGGCGGGCAAGACGCCGCGCTATACGATGAGCCACGGCGAGGTGCGCTGGCCCAACGGTGCGCGCGCGTTCGTCTATTCGGCGGACGTGCCGGACCAGCTGCGCGGGCCGGAACATCATGCGGCATGGTGCGACGAGCTGGCGAAATGGCGGCGCGGCGATGCGGCCTGGGACAATCTGATGATGGGAATGCGGCGCGGCCCGCATCCGCGCGTGCTGGTGACGACGACGCCGCGGCCGACCAACCTGATGAAGCGCGTGCTGCGCGCGCGCGGGCTGGTCGAGACGCGGGGGCGGACGCGCGACAATCCGTTCCTGCCGGACGTGTTCGTCGAGCATGTCGAGGACAGTTATGGCGGCACGGCGCTGGGGCGGCAGGAACTGGACGGCGAGATGATCGACGATCTGGCAGGGGCGCTGTGGTCGCGCGCGCGGCTGGAGGCGTGCCGGTGCGATGCGCCGGGCGACCTGGTACGGGTGGTGGTCGGTGTCGACCCGCCGGCGGGAGCGATCGAGGGCGACGGCGTCGGCGACGCCTGCGGCATCGTCGCGGTCGGCGTGGATGGCGACGGCATCGCCCATGTCCTGGCCGATGCCAGCATCGCCGCGCATTCGCCCGAGGCGTGGGCGCGGGCGGTGGCGGATTGCGCGGCGCAACACCGGGCGGACCGGGTGGTGGCGGAGGCCAACCAGGGCGGTGCGATGGTCCGATCGGTGCTGCTGGCGGCGGACGTCGCGTTGCCGGTGAAGCTGGTGCGGGCGAGCCGTGGCAAGGTGGCGCGGGCGGAGCCGGTCGCGACCCTGTACGAGCGGGGGCGGGTCCGACACTGCGGACGCTTCGCGGCGCTGGAGGACGAGATGTGCGGGCTGGTCGCCGGCGGCGGCTATCAGGGGCCGGGGCGGTCGCCGGATCGCGCCGATGCGCTGGTGTGGGCGTTGACCGAACTGATGCTGGGGCGGCGTGGCGCGGCCGGGGTGCGGGAGTTGTAGCGGGGCGTGGCCGGGGAGGGAACGGTGCCGGGGCGCTGAGGCTGCGCGACGGTGCGGCTGCGGAGTGAGATCGGGTTCACGCGGAGGCGCGGAGGCGTGGAGAAGAAGGGGGTTTTCGCGCGAAGACGCGGAGGCGCGGAGGGGGTGCGCTTCTTTCGCCTCCCTCGTCATCCCGACGAACGTCGGGACCTATGGTTGCGTTGTGGGTGGTTGGTGCGGGTCATCATTGGCGTCGTGGGGGCATGGGTCCCGACTTTCGTCGGGATGACGGGTGGGGTGCGTTGTTTGCCCCTCTTGTTTTTTCCCTTTCTCCGCGTCTCTGCGTGGCACCCCTTCCTGATCCGTGACTCACACATCGGGCGGCCTTTGCGGCCGCGCTTTCATCACTGCCGATGGCAGCGGTTCCCCTTCCCGTGGCGGGAGGGTTTTAGGGGGAGATCATCATGCGGTTGTTTGGGTGGAAGGCCGCTCGCGAGGGCGGGCGGCCGGCGTTGTCGCGTGCCGGGTCGGGCGTGGCGCTGGGGGAATGGCCGCGGTCGTATGAGGCGCAGGTGCGGGACGGGTTCGCGGGCAATGCGATCGCACAGCGGGCGGTGAAGCTGGTCGCGGAAAGCGTCTGCGCGGCACCATTGAAGGCCAGTGCCGCCGAGGTGTTGGCATTGGTGCAGGCGCGATCCGGCGGGCAGGCGCTGCTGGAGACGGTCGCGGCGCAGCTGCTGTTGCACGGCAACGCCTATGTCCAGGTGCTGCGCGATGCGGAGGGCGCCGCGGCGGCGCTGTATGCGCTGCGGCCGGAACGGGTGAGCGTCGAGGTGGATGCGGGCGGGTGGCCGACCGCCTATCGCTATGCGGTGGGCGAGCGGCGGACGCGGCTGGATGCCGAGGGGCCGCGACCGGATGTGGTGCATATCCGCAGCTTCAATCCGGTCGACGACCATTACGGCATGGGCTGCCTGGGGGCGGCATCGGGCGCGGTGGCGGTGCACAATGCGGCGGGGCGGTGGAACAAGGCGCTGCTGGACAATGCGGCGCGGCCATCGGGGGCGCTGGTGTACGATCCGGGCGATGGCGCGGCGCTGAGCGCGGAGCAGTTCGAGCGGCTGAAGGCGGAGATGGAGGCGGGGTTCGCGGGCGCGGGCAATGCCGGGCGGCCGATGCTGCTGGAGGGCGGGCTCAAGTGGCAGGCGCTGTCGCTGTCGCCAGCCGACATGGACTTCGTCGGGCTGAAGGAGGGCGCGGCGCGCGAGATCGCGCTGGCGTTCGGGGTGCCGCCGATGCTGCTCGGCCTGCCCGGCGATGCGACCTATGCCAATTATCGCGAGGCGAACCGGGCATTGTGGCGGCTGACGGTGTTGCCGCTGGCAGACGCGATCCTGGCGACGCTGGCGCAGGGGCTGGCGGGATGGTTCGACGGGGCGACGCTGGCGGTCGACCTGGATGCGGTGCCGGCGCTGTCCGAGGATCGCGAGCGATTGTGGGCGAGCGTCGCGGCGGCGGATTTCCTGTCGGATGAGGACAAGCGGCGGATGGTGGGGATCGGGGCATGAGCGGCGGTCAGGCGGATACGGGCGTGCTGGCGCAGCTGATGGCGCAGGCGGCGCGCGAGGGCGCCGACCTGGCGACGATGCGCGCGGTGGCGGAGGAGGCGGGCGAGCTGTCGGCGATGCGGGCGCTGACCCGGCTGGGGCTGGCGGACGAGGCGGCGCGGGTCGACCTGGCCGACCTGCGCGAGCTGCTGGCGGCGTGGCGCGATGCCAAGCGGTCGGTGTGGAAGGCGGCGGCGGGCTGGTGCGTGCGGCTGGTCGGCGCGCTGGTGCTGACCGGGCTGGCGGTGAAGCTGGGCTTCGGCGGGTGGCTGAAGTGACCGCGGCGGTCCGGTTCGGGGGCTATGCCGCGGTGTTCGGGCTGGTCGATCGCGCCGGCGACGTCATGCGGCCCGGCGCCTTTGCCGATGCCGGCCCGGTGCCGCTGCTGTGGCAGCATCATGGGACGCCGGTCGGCCGGATCGTCGCGCTCGGCGAGGATGCGCGGGGGCTGCGCGTCGAGGGCGAGATCGACGATGCGGATGTCGCGCGGCTGGTCGGCGCGCGGACGCTGGACGGGCTGTCGGTCGGCTATCGCCCGCTGGTGGTGCGGCAGGGCGCGCGGCGCGAGTTGCTGCGCGTGATGCTGGCCGAGGTGAGCGTGGTGGCGGTGCCGATGCAGGCGCTCGCGCGGATCGACCGGATCGACTGACTTTTTCGAAGAATTTTGAGTTTCAACAAGGAGAATGACGTGGACGTGATCGAACGGCCGGCGCTGGATGGCGCGCGCGTGGTGCAGGCGGACGGGGCCTTTGCCGGATTCGTCCGGGCGGGGACGACGCTGGAGATGAAGGCGTTCACCGGGGTGAGCGGGGATGCGGGCGGCTTTGCGGTGCCGCGCGAGATCGATGCGCAGATCGCGGCGGTGCTGAAGGGGGCATCGCCGATCCGCGCCATCGCCAATGTCGTGAAGGTGGGATCGGCGGGATACCGCAAGCTCATCACCACCGGCGGGACTCCGTCGGGCTGGGCGGCGGAGACGGCGCCGCGGCCGGAGACGGCGAGCCCGGTCTTCGCCGAGCTGGTGCCGCCGATGGGCGAATTGTACGCCAACCCTTCGGCCAGCCAGGCGATGCTGGACGATGCGGCGTTCGACGTCGAGGCATGGCTGGCGGGCGAGATCGCGGCGGAGTTCGCGCGGGCGGAGGGTGCGGCCTTCATCGGCGGCAACGGCGTCAACCGGCCCAGGGGGTTCCTGACCGGCGCGATGTCGAGCGCGAAGGACGGGGTACGGCCGCTCGGCACGCTGCAATATCTGCCGAGCGGGGCGGCGAGCGATTTCGGCACCGCGCCGGACGAACGGCTGATCGACCTGGTGCAGGCGGTGCGCGCGCCGTACCGGCAGGGCGCGAGCTGGGTGATGAACGCAGCGACGCTGGCGCGCATCCGCAAGTTCAAGAGCAACGACGGCATGCCGTTGTGGCAGCCGAGCCTGGCGAGCGGGCAGCCCGCCATGCTGCTCGGCTATCCGGTGGTCGAGGCGGAGGACATGCCCGACATCGCCGCCAATGCCTTCGCCATCGCCTTCGGCAATTTCCGCGCCGGCTATCTGATCGCCGAACGGGCCGAGACGGCGATCCTGCGCGATCCCTATTCGAACAAGCCGTTCGTCGGCTTCTACGCCACCAAGCGGATCGGCGGCTGCGTCGCCGACAGCGAGGCGATCAAGCTGATGAAGTTCGCCACCGCCTGACCGGCGCTTGCGCCCCCGCCGACGTGGCGGGGGCGGCTTTTTTCACGAGGGGACAGAGCGATGGAGGGGGCGGCGATGCCGGCCGGGGTGGTCGCGGCTGCGGCGGCCGCGGCGGGGGCGTATCTGCGGATCGCGGAGGCACCCGATGCGGTGCTGACGCAGGGCGCGGGAACGGCGCTGGCGCTGGCCGAGGCATTCTGCGGGCAGCGGCTGATCGGGCGGGCGTGCGAGGATGTGATCGGCGTGGGGCGCGACTGGCAGCGGCTGGCGCAGCGGCCGGTCAGCGCGATCCGGGGGCTGACCGGGCTGCAGGCGCCGGGGGCGCCGTTCGTGCTGCCGGTGGATGCCTATGCGGTCGACATCGATGCGGACGGCAACGGCTGGGTCCGGGTGACCACACCCGGCGCGGCGATGCGGGTGGCGGTGAGCTATACCGCGGGGCTGGCGGCGGCGTGGGACGCGCTGCCCGAGCCGGTGGCGCAGGGCGTGACGCTGCTGGCGGCGCATCTGTTCGAACACCGCGAGGGCAGCGCTGCCCCGCCGGCGGCGGTGGCGGCGCTGTGGCGGCCGTTCCGGCGGATGCGGCTGTGAGCGCGGCGAGGGTGCTGCACGCGGCGGTCGTGGTGCAGCTGGCGGGGGCGATGCGGGCGCCCGATGCGCTCCCGGCGCTAGCCCCCGATGCGCCCCCGGCGCGCGTGTTCGATGCGCCTCCGGCGCGGGCGGCGCTGCCGTATGTGGTGGTCGAGGACCCGGTGCTGATGGCGAGCGATGCGGTGGGCATCACCGGGCGGAGCGGCACGGTGGCGATCGCATGCGTCGACGGCGGCGTGTCGCCGGTGCGGGCGCGGGCGCTGCTGGCGGCGGTCGAGGCGGCGATGGCCGGCCTGCCGCCGCAATTGCGCGAGGGGTGGCGGGTGACGTCGGTGCGGCTGGCGCGGAGCCAGGTGACGCAGGGCAAGGGCGAACGCTGGACCGCATCGAGCGTGTTCGCGGTGCGGATGTTCCGCAGCAATTAAAGGAGAGACGGGCATGGCGGTGGAACGGGGCAGTGCGTTCCTGCTGAAGGTCGGCGACGGCGGGCAGGTACCCACATTCGCGACGGTGGCGGGGCTGCGCACGACGCAATTGAGCGTCAACGGCGAAGCGGTGGTGGTGACCAGCAAGGATTCGGGCGGCTGGCGGCAATTGCTGTCGGGCGCGGGCGTGCGCAGCGTCAGCGTGTCGGGCGCAGGCGTCTTCACCGGATCGGTGGCGGAGGTGCGGATCAAGGCGAGCGCGCTGTCGGGCGTGCTCGACGATTACCGGCTGAGCTTCGAGAGCGGCGACAGCATGACCGGGCGGTTCCTGGTGACGCGACTGGATTATGCCGGCGATTTCAACGGCGAGCGATCCTACACCTTGAGCCTGGAGAGTTCCGGGCCGGTGGTGGTGGCATGAGCGGGCCTGCCAATCCGGCGCGGGGCGAATGCGGCCTACGCGTCGATGGTTGCGACCTGGTGCTGCGACCGTCGTTCGAGGCGCTGGTCGCCGCGGAGGGCGAACTGGGGCCGCTGTTCGCGCTGGTCGAGCGGGCGGTCGAGGGGCGGCTGGCGCTGGCCGAGCTGGTGACGCTGTTCTGGCATTGCCTGCGCGATCTGCCCGACGGGATGACGCGCGAACGGCTGGGCGAGGCGGTGGTGCAGCTGGGGCTGGCGAAGGCGACGCCGGTGCTGCGCGCATTGCTCGGCCAGATCCTGGCGGGGCGATGACCTGCTTTGCGGACGGGGCGGTGCGGCTGGCGGGATTTGCCGGGGCGGTGCTGGGGTGGAGCCCGGCGGCGTTCTGGCGGGCGACGCCGGCCGAACTGGCGGCGGTGGTGATGGCGGCGAGCGGCGGCGGCGCGGCGGCGATGACGCCGCCGGACGCGGCCACGCTGGCCCGGATGCGGGAGGCGTTTCCGGATGGATGAGGTGGAGCGGATGACGATCGGCGTGCGCGCCGACACGGCGGGGTTCGCGCGTGAGGTGGAGGCGATGCGGGGCACGCTGGAGGGATCGCTGGGCGCCGGAGCGGAGCGGGCGGGACGGGCGATCGAGGGCGCGCTGCTGCGGGCGGTGCGGTCGGGCAAGTTCGGGTTCGAGGAGCTGAAGGGCGTCGCGCTGGCGGTGCTGGCCGATATCGCGCGGGCGGCGGTGCATGCCGGCGTCGAGCGGGTGACTGGCGGCGCGTCGTTGAGCGGCGGGCTGGCGGGGCTGGCCGGCCTGCCGGGGCGGGCGACGGGCGGTCCGGTGGCGCCGGGCCGCGGCTATGTCGTCGGCGAGCGCGGGCCGGAGCTGTTCGTGCCGACATCGAGCGGGCGAGTGGAGACCGGCGCACCGGCCGGCGGTGGGCGCGACGTGCGGGTGACGATCACCGTCAACGCGCACGCGGGCGAGGCGCCGGCGGCGTTGCAGCGATCGGGGCGGCAGGTGGCGCGGGCGGTGCGGGCGGCGCTGGACGCGTAGCGCGGTTTGGGGCGGGGTGGTTGCGACGAGAAGAGGGTTGGCGCGGAGGAGAAGCGCGTCGGTGGGCCGAGAAGGTGGGTTGGTGCGAAGGGGCGCCGTTCCCGTCCCTTTCGTCATGCCGACCGACGTCGGAACCCGTGGTTTCGGCGTGATGTGTGGTGTGGGCGATCAGTGGCGTTGCGTGGCCGTGGGTCCCGACGTTCGTCGGGATGACCATTGGTGTGGGTGGGGTGGTGCGGCCTCGCAGCCTTGCCGCCGCGCGGAAAACCTTCGCCTCCGCGCCTTCGCATCGACACGCCGTGCTGCTGCCGTGCCCGGTCGGGCGTGCGACCAATATCGAGGAGAGATAGCGTGGCGCATTGGCTGTGTTCGCGGCGGGAGGGGCAGGTCGGGGGGGTGGTGAGCCGCTTCGACCCGCGGTTCTGGACGGTCAATTTCCCGCGGCCGATGATGGCGGCGGTGACCAATCCGGCGGCGGATGCGCTGCGGGTGGATGCGGTATTCTACACGCGCGGCGATCTGGCGGGGCTGATCTGGGAGGCGGAGGACCGGTTCGATCATCCGTTGTTGAAATACGAGACGGCGCGGGATTTCCGGGCATGCCGGCTGCGGTTCCGCTGGCGATCGGCGGGGATCAAGCCGCTGGATGCGGTGAACGGCCCGACGCTGACGATCGAGGGACGCGACGCCACGGGGGTGGCGCGTGCCTGGTACGTGCGGTTGTGGAATTATGCGGTCGGAACGCCGGAAGACGCATCGATCGCGATCGATTTCGCCGACCTGGCGGGCGGATTCCTGTTGCCGGGCGAGGCGGACCCGGTGTGGGCGGGCGATGTCGACCGGATGTTCGTATCGCTGGTCGCGCCCGACTATGACGGCGGTGCCGAGCCGCCGGCGCCGGTGCAGGGGGGCGCACGGGAGGGATGGGTCGAATGGACCGGCATCGCCTGCGACGGGCCGGGATCGGTGCTCGACATCGGCGATGCGGTGGTGCCGGAACACGGCTTCGCCATCGCGAGCGGCTATGACGACAGCTACAATCTGACGCCGGCGCGGCTGCTGCGCAACGCGCTGCACCTGGGGTATCGCGGCGCGATCACGCACTACGTCGGCATGAGCCACTATTTCCGGCTCGATGCGCTGTACGGCGGCTTCTACGTCGGGCTGAACGGCGGCGTGCTGAATGCGGCGTGCGCGGCGTGGCACCGCGACTTCGCGGAGCGGGCGGCGCGGCTGGGCTATGACGTCATCTGGTCGCTGAGCTACGAATTGTTCGACGCGCATTGCTGGAACAACTGGAAGCAGCGGGCGGCGGACGGCGCGCCGGCGCAGACCGGATGGGTGCCGCCGTCGACGTTGCTGTCGCCGTGCCATGATGGTGCGATGGGCTATCTGCGCCAGGTCGCGACGGCGTTCGTCGGGATCGGCGTCGCGGCGGGGCTGGCGGCGAAGTTCCAGATCGGCGAGCCGTGGTGGTGGACGATGCCGGACGGGCGGCCGTGCCTGTACGATGTGGCGGCGATGGCGGCGTTCGCGCCGGTGCCGATTGCCAGCGTGCGGGCGGCGATGACCGCGGCGCAGACGGCGACGATGGATCGTGCCGGTGCGGCGCTGGCGGCATCGACCGCGGCGCTGACCGCGGCGATGAAGGCGCGGTTTCCGGCGTGCGAGACGCTGCTGCTCACCTATCTGCCGACGGTGCTCGACCGGGCGGCGCCGGAGTTGAAGCGCGCCAACATGCCGATCGGCTGGGCGTCGCCCGCCTTCGACGTGTTGCAGCTGGAGGATTACGACTGGGTGACTGACGGCGATGCCGCCGCCACCGCGCGCGGGGTCGCGGCGGCGACGCAGCGGCTCGGCTATCCGCGCCATCGCCAGCATTACCTGTCCGGTTTCGTGCTGCGACCCGACCAGGCAGCGCAATGGCGGTTCATCGAGGCGGCCGGACTGGCGGCGCGGGCGCGCGGCGTTGCCGCTGTGTTCCTGTGGGCGCTGCCGCAGGTGATGCGGGACGGCTTCGTGCATTTCGAGGGGGATGAGGACGTGCAGGATTATGACGACGTGTTGTTCCCGATCGCGCTGGGACGCGAGGCGGAGGTGGCGCCGGCATTTTCGACGACGGTGCTGACCGCCGCCGGTGGCGCCGAACAGCGCCATGCCGGGTGGGTGGAGGCGCGCACCAGCTACGACGTCGGGCCGGGGCTGCGGTCGGAGGCCGATATCGCGATGCTGCTGGCGTTCTTTCGCGCGCGGATGGGGCCGGCGCGCGCGTTCCGGTTGCGCGACCCGTTCGATGCGACCGGTACCGACGAGGCGATCGGCAGCGGCGACGGCATGCGGCGGCGGTTCGACCTGGTGAAACACTATGGTGCAGCCACGCGGCGTATCGTGCGGCCGGTGACGGGCAGCGTGCGCGTGGCGATCGACGGCGTCGCGACGCAGGGCTTTGCGGTGGAGGATGGCGGGGTCGTGGTGCTGGACACCGCGCCACGCACCGGGGCGGCGGTGACCGCGAGCTTCACGTTCGACGTGACGGTGCGCTTTGCCGAGGACCGGTTGCGGGTGGCGAGGGCGACGTTCCTGGCGGGAGAGGCGGTGTCCGTGCCGCTGATCGAGGTGCGGGCATGAGCACGCTTGGCTGCATCGCCGTGTGCTGGCGGGTCGAGCGCGGCGACGGCGTCGCGATCGGGCTGACGACGCATGACCGCGATATCCTTGTCGACGGGCTGGTGCACCGCGCCGCGCCGGGAATGACGCCGTCGGCGATCGAGCGGTCGGCGGGGCTGGAGGCGGATACGATGGATGTCGGCGGTGCATTGAGCAGCGCGGGAATCGCAGAAGCGGATCTGCTGGCAGGGCGCTGGGATGGGGCGCGGGTGCGGCTGTTCGCGGTGGATTGGGAAACCGGGGCGACGATCGCCGCACTGGGTGAGGGGCGGATCGGTGCGGTCGAACTGGGCGAGGACGGCTTCACCGCCGAGCTGGCGGGGGCCAGCGCGGCGCTGGCGCGGCCGGTGGTGGAGGAGACCTCCGCGGAATGCCGCGCGGAACTGGGCGACCGGCGGTGCCGGGTGGCGATGGGCGGGCGACGACGATTCGCGCGGGTGCTGAGCGTGGTAGAGCGGGTGGTGACGCTCGACACCGCCGAGCCGGCGGCGGGTGGCTATGCGGGTGGGCGGTTGCGCTGGTTCGGCGGGTCGAACGGCGGGCTGGAGCAGGCGGTGGACGCTTCGGCGGGGAGGCAGGTGACACTGCGCGGGCCACCGCCCTTCGCGGTGGCACCGGGGACGTTGGTCGAGGTGATCGAGGGATGCGACAAGAGCCTGGCGACCTGTGCGGGGCGGTTCGGCAATGCCGCGAACTTCCGCGGCGAACCGCACCTGCCGGGCATCGACCTGCTGACCCGCTATCCCGGTGGGTGAGGCGGTCGCGGCGGGCGCGCTGGCGCTGGTCGGCGCGCCGTTCCGGCTGCACGGGCGCGACCCCGCGCATGGCCTCGATTGCATCGGCGTGATCGCGGCGGCGCTGCGGGCGGCGGGTTGGGCCGGCGTGGTGCCGAGCGGCTATGCCTTGCGCGGGGGCGAGGCGGCGGCGGTGGCGGCGCGGTTCGATGCGGCGCTGGCGCGCGGCGATGATGCGGTGGGCGACGTGCTGCTGTTCCGGGTGGGACCGGGGCAATTGCATGGCGCGGTGCGGGTGGGCGGCGGCATCGTCCACGCCGATGCGGGACTGCGGCGGGTGGTGATGCGGCCGGGCGTACCGGATTGGGCGCCGGTCGGCGCGTGGCGTTACGAGGGGAGGGGCTGATGGCGACGCTGGTGCTGACGACGGTGGGGCGGGCGATCGGCGGGCCGATCGGCGGCGCGCTCGGCGCGCTGGCCGGGCAGGCGATCGACGGGCGCCTGTTTCGCGGCGCGGCACGCGAGGGGCCGCGGCTGACCGAACTCGCCGTGCAGACGTCGAGCTACGGCACGCAGATCCCCAGGCTGTTCGGGACGATGCGGGTGGCGGGGACGGTGATCTGGTCGACCGACCTCATCGAAACGCGCAGCACCAGCCGCAGCGGCAAGGGGCAGCCGGGGACGAACACCTACAGCTATGCGGCGAGCTTCGCCGTGGCGCTGTCGGCGCGGCCGATCGTCGGGGTGCGGCGGATCTGGGCGGAGGGCAAGCTGTTGCGCGGGGCGGCGGGCGACTGGAAGGGGCGGACCGGATTCCGGCTGCACACCGGGAGCGAGGATCAGGTGGCCGATCCGTTGATCGCGTCGGCGATGGGGGTGACGCCGGCGTATCGCGGGCTGGCCTATGCGGTGTTCGAGGGGATGCAACTGGCCGATTACGGCCACCGTATTCCGTCGCTCACCTTCGAGGTGGTGGCGGATGCCGGCGTGGTGACGAGCGGCGATGTGGCGGCGGCGCTGGCGCCGGAGGTGATGTCGGGCGCGGGTGGGCGCGCGGTCGGGAACGGGGGCATGACGCTGGGCGGCTTTGCCGCCGCAGGGGCGAGCATGCGCGGCGTGCTGGATACGCTGGCGGTGCTGGAGGGCAGCTGGTGGCAGCCCGATGGCGGGCGGCTGATGCGGCGAAGCGATGCGGGTGCGGCGGTGGTGGTGACGGATGCCGGCTTCGGCGCGCCACGGCGGCGGCGGACGGTGGCGGCGCTGGAGACGGCGCCGCGCGAGGTGGCGGTCGCGCATCACGATCCGGCGCGCGATTACCAGATCGGGGTGCAGCGGGTGCGACGACCGGGGGCGGGCACGCGGATCGACCGGGTCGAGCTGCCCGCGGTGCTGGATGCGGGCGCGGCGAAGGGGGTGGCGGCGGCGCTGGTCGCGCGCGGCGAGGCGGAGCGGACGCGGCGGCGCGTGACGCTCGGCATCGAGGGGATCGGCGTCGCGCCGGGCGCGATCGTCGCGGTCGCGGGCGAGGCGGGACGCTGGCGGGTGGCGAGCAGCAGCGTGGTGGGGCTGGCGACGACGCTGGACCTCGTGCCGCTCGCCGCGATGCCGGTGGCGGCGCGGGCGAGCAGCGGGGCGGTCCTGGCTGCGCCGGACCTGGTGGCCGGGCGGACGCTGCTGATGGCGGCGGAACTGCCGGCGCTCGGCGATGCGCCGCTCGCCACGCCGCGGGTGTGCGTGTGGGCGGCGGGCAGCGGGGCGGGGTGGCGACAGGCGGCGTTGCTCTACAGCCTGGACGAGGGGGCGAGCTGGACCGCGGCGGGCGGCACCGCGGCGCCGGCGGTGATCGGCCGGATCGAGGTGGCGCCGGTCGCCACCGCAGCCTGGCTGGCGGATCGTCGCAGCCGGGCGGTGGTGGCGCTGGCCCGGCCGGACATGGTGCTGGGCGATGCCGATGCGGCGATGCTGGCACAGGGGGCGAACCTGGCGCTGCTGGGCGACGAACTGGTCCAGTTCGCGCGGGCGGAACCATTGGGTGGCGGGCGCTGGGCGCTGTCCGACCTGCTGCGCGGATTGCGCGGGACGGAGACGGCGATCGGGACGCAGCGGGCGGGGAATCGCTTTGCGCTGATTGAGCCCGACGGCGTGGCTTCGATCGCCTTGCCGGTGTCGGCGATCGGTCGGCGGCTGCGCGTGCTGGCGAGCGGGACGGGGGATGCCGAGCCGGTCGAGGCGACGATCGTGGTGAGCGGCGCATCGGTGGCGCCGCCCGCCCCGGTGCATGTCTCGGCCAACGACCTGCCGGACGGCGGGCTGGTGATCGCATGGACGCGGCGGAGCCGGGCGGGATGGTCGTGGATCGACGGCGCGGACGTGCCGCTGGCCGAGGAGGCGGAACGTTATCGCGTCACGGTCACCGCCGGCGGGGAGGAGCGCATCGTCGACGTCGACGGGCCGCGGCTGGTCCTGTCCGCGGCGGCGCGACCCCGCGGGGCTGCCGTGATCGCGATCGTACAGCACGGCACGCTGGCAAGTTCCCCGCCGGTAAGACTTTTTCTCGATGCAGGAGCATGACCATGACCGATCTGGCGACCGCGCGACTCGCGATGCCGCTGCTCGCGGCCGGGCAGGCGGGCAAGGAACTGATGCACAACGAAGCGCTGGCGCGGCTGGATATGCTCGTGCAGCCCGCCGTGGTGGCGATCGGCGTCAACAATCCGCCGGCCGAGCCGATCGCCGGCCAATGCTGGGTCGTGGGACCGGCGCCGGCCGGGGCGTGGGCGGGGCATGCGGCGGCGCTGGCTGGCTGGACCGATGGCGGCTGGCGGTTCGTCGGTCCGCGCGAGGGCTTTTCGGCCTGGTGTATTTCCACGGCAAAACCAATAGCTTACCACAATGGACTGTGGCACGAAGGTGACGTGTCGGCGGATCGGCTGATGATCGGCGGGCTTCGCGTGGTGGGTGCGCGGACGGCCGCGATCGCCGATCCCGCCGGCGGCACGGGCGTGGACGAACCGGCGCGGCAGGCGATCATCGCGATCCTGGGCGCGTTGCGGCAGCACGGGCTGATCGCGAGCTAG